GGGAGACCCTCGCACAGTTGATATGTCGCAGGGCAGGCGTGAGCGTGAGATGTTTATGCCGTTTATTAACGAATTAGACCCGAAAGCAGAGTTCTTGAAACGACGAGGACAGATTCTCACAGGTGGGGTAGATTACAACATTCACGACAATATTAACGACATTTTGCCGTATGAGACGTATGGTGGTAATGTTGATTATGACGACTCGGAAGAGACGACACCATTCAAACGTAGGATTGGAATGCCTAACCCTTTTGCCCCTCAAGCAAAGGTGGATACGTTGCCTATCCGCCCCGTATTCAGAACAAACGACGATATGGACGAGTCGCTTGTACCGTTTCAGCAAATGTTCTCTACTGCTCGGTCAGGACACGCAAAGGAGCAGGAGAAACCAAAGGATATGGACGAAGACCCCGACCCTATTCGCATCACCAACGAGAATTATAAGATTTTCACGGGCAAACAGAAAGCACCGAAATATAAAATATCCTCTTAAAATTATTCTCCCCATTAACTATAAATGGACGCTCTTATTCCGCAGTTTTTAGACGAATATTCCGCCGTTGATGCTTCTATTGATAAAGAAAAGGCACGCCAACTCATAAAAGATGCCTACAAAGCAGTCCCTAATTCATATCAAAAAGAATTGGAGGATAAATGGTATGCTTCACTACCCGAACCTGACTATTCAGTATATAATCATCAATACTACTTTACAGATGTTTTTTATTGCTGGTGGAACTATAGTCGCAAATACATAAAACAACTCGCCACACTCAATCTAACTCCTACGGTTGTTGTAGATGTAGGCAACGGGGTAGGATATAGCACTCGGCAATTGAAGCAAATATATCCAAACGCACGAGTGATTGGAACAAATATGAAAGATACGCTTCAATACGAGTTTAACAACCGCTACGCAAAAGAACACGGGTACGAGATGACGGACGACCTTGCCTCACTCGGTTCGTGTGATTTAATATTCGCAAGTGAGTTTTTAGAACATATTCAATCTCCTTTGGAATGCCTTGATACATTTATAAAACTAAAACCCAAATATATTGTTTTAGCAAACTCATTCAATACGCACAGCGTAGGGCATTTCACGAGTTATTTAATCAACGGACAATCAATAGACCAAAGCAAAGTATCCCGTATAGCAAACGCACACCTACGAGCGAACGGGTATTCTCAAGTAAAAACTGGTTTTTGGAATAATAAACCGACCGTATGGAAGAGGGATTAAAATATTTTGTTATTTTATAGCAATAACAAAATGCGACCGACTTACGCCCTTTTAGCACTATTGCCCCTGCTTTTTTCTGCGTCGTATGTATATTCTATTCCGATAGATGACCTTTCTTCACCTGACGCTTCCGCACTTGCCTACTTTGACGATTATGGGACAGAGGATTTCTCCTCCTACAGCAACGACGAAGACCTACGTGGAGGCAGACGTATCAGACAGGCAGTCAAGCAAGCAGTCAGGAAAATTATCCCCCGTTCGCCACCGCCACCAAAACCTGCCTCTGTGGTCTCGTCCGCTCCCGTCATACGACTACCTGCCCCACCACTACCACCTGTATCGTTTGCGATACACAAAATAGTACCACAGAGTGAGAAGGCGGATAAAGTCGCTCATTATATCAGCATTCTCAACACGGATATTGACAAAAACCACGCTACGTTTATGAGTCAGTATAACGCTGAACTCGCAAAATTGAAGGAGATTTCAAAGCGGAAACTCTACACCGAAGAGGATTATCTCAAAGCACAGCGAGACCTCAACGCTAAATATAAAGTGTGGCGGGATACTCTTCACGCCTTTAGCGTGAGTAATGCTACACTCACCTCGCTACGTCATAACGGTACGAGTTTCGCAGAAGAAAAAAATCTGCTTACACACCTCTACGAATATGTAAAGTTGTTCTCCACGAAGCAGGGTTATTATAAACATAATTGCGTTTGTAATGCTACACTCGTAGGCGACCTACGAAGCGTTCAATCAGCAACCTCGCTTTCATAAACGACGACATTTCCGCCTCTATCCTCGGGATAGACAAACACCTCAACATTCACCTTGAACCAAATGATGTGCTTGTCTGCTTCTTTGTTCTCAACCTCTTTTCCGTCATATTTTTTGATGAGTTTGTATCCGAGTTTTGTGTAGAGGTCGCACAGACGAGCGTCGGTCTTGTCAAACATCACCTTCAGGTTTGCTCCAGCACAGGAGGCACAGTCCTTTTCTGCGTAGTCGTAGAGTGTCCTGCCTATGCCTTGACCTTGAAACTTCTTATCCACCAACCAGTATTCAATAGAGGCGAGACAGAATGAACCTCTGTTCGCCCAACTGCCTTGTCCGAAGTCGTAGATGATGAATCCGACAACCTGATAGTTGTTGTTCGTCTTGTTCTTCTTCTTCGCAACGACCACCTGAAATGCTTGTCGCCTTGCGAATGAGAATCCGAATCCTCCTCCGAGGACATAATTGATTTGCGGGATATAGAACTTGTGCCTCTTTGCGAGCGAGATGATGCCTTTGTTGAGTTTTTCGTCTTTGCGTGCTCCGTTGGTGTAGGGATAATTCTCGTAGATAATCCCGTTGATATTGTAAGGTAGAGGAGCGGGGTCTTTAAACACGCTGTGATAGGTAGGAACAACGGCGACTGCCTCGGTTGCTTCTGTCATAATGCCTTGACTTGACTGAATGCTGACCTACACAGCAATCATTTTTTGAAATCAATTTTTTTTTAAATTAGCATTTTATTCAATTGACATCTTGAATAAAATTGAATTAAATAATAACCTAAACATACTTAAAGACACCTCATTACTTTAAGTAAGAACCTACTCAAAGTTTCGCCCCCCCTGATGCCTATCTGTACCAACGCCTTCTGTGTGAAGGAGAAGAAGTCCCTTGAAGGACAACGCCGAGTGGCGTGGAGAAAATATTACGAACAATTAGAAGAATCTGCTTCACAGATAGGGATTTTAACCAACTCTCTACAACTCGCACAATACCGAAACGCACGAGGACAACTGGAACGCCCTCCTCAATTACCGACACATATTACAAACGACTTGTGGGAAATGGCGGAACAATTAAACCGTCAATTCACTTGCCCTATTTGTTATGAATTGACAACCAAAGATACGATACATATGGCGTGGTGCGGACACCTCACCTGTAAGGATTGCTACGCTTGTCTTCCAGTAGTAGAAGGAACGAAGAAGAGTTGTCCCACTTGTCGTGAAAAGATTTAGTTAGGTGAGGGTAGGTGAGTTAGGTGAGTCAGAAAATCAACCTTTTCTCCTATTCAATAAACCGCCCCTCCTACGAGGCAAAAGATGCTTTTTTGCCTCACCCTGCCTCACCTGCCTCACCCTATTTTTTTGAATCAATTTTATTGAAAATATAATATTTATCCAATATAGAAAGAAATGCCTATTAAACTTCCACGTCCGCCTATCAAACCTGTTGTGGATTTAGCAAAAAGGGTGCTTCCCGCTTTATGCCCGAACCCGAATGTCTCAATATCCCTACCCCCTAAAATTACCTTTGGGTGTCGTTGAAGGGTGTTTTTTTCTCCACTTTGTATATAACCGATACAAAATGGAGGGTACTATTGCTTACAAAGAAGTTGAAAATCTAAAGCAACGTATCAGCGATTTAGAGAAAGAGAATGCGGATTTAAAGAAAAAGTTAGTAGAACACAACGAACCCTTACCTTCTCCTACCTGTGTGCCTCGTCCTGTGTGGCGACCTTGCCTCAATCCTAACTGGCGAACTGAAGGAGTGTCTTAACACCATTCACCTCGTCCTGCGTCGGCGTTCCAAGTCCAAACGAAACCGTCAAACCCTGGACGCTTAACGGGGTCTCTTGGATTGCGTTCTTGTTCTTGAGGTTCAGGCATAACGAGGGAGGTTATGAGATTCCTTATTTGGTTTGCTGTTGAAACAGTCCTCTCCATTTTTGCGATTTTTGCCTTGAGTTCGTCGTTCTCCTTTCGGAGTGCCTCTTCTGTCTCACCTCCAATTGCCTCGCTTGACTTGAGTTCGCACAGTTCGGTTTTGACATTCTCCAGTTCTGCGAGTGCCTCGTCTCGTGCCTTGATGATGCTTTCTCTGCTGGTAGTCATTTCCTTTGCCTTCTTCTTCTCTGCGTAGCGGTCGGTTCTCTTGTAGGCAGAGATGATTTCCTCATCACCGAAGATGTCTTCAAGCGAAATGTTTTCCTGAACCCATTCAATAATCTCCTCCTCGTCAAAGAGTTCGCCGACTTGGTTGTTGTCTCGGGCGTAGTCGGTGATGTCAGAGGTGTCAAACACCTCGTCAATCGTGTATTCCTGTTTGACCCACTCAACGACTTTTTCCTGTGAGAAGATTTGCCCGACGCTGTATGCCTCCTCAAGATGCTCCGCCATATCCGCTTCGTTGTCATAAACGATACAGTCCAGTTCGTTATTGACATATTCCTTTGCGTCCTCGTTGCTCCTGAAGATGAGGGTGTCGTTGCCTTTGAAGTAGGTGATTGCCTCCTCCTCGCCATCAAAGATGAGAACCTCGCCGAAAGACCCGACAATCTTCGTCATCTCGCCGAGAAACTCTCTTGAAACTGAAACTGAAACAGACGACATATTGCTTGTGTGTGTGTGTTGAACTTGTAGTTGAACTGACTGCTTATAGATTGACTGATTAGAAATCTGATTCAATTTTTTTTGAAAATCGTGAAAAATAGCATATCATAAAAAAACTTGAAAATTGTTTTTATGATAAATTAAATGATTACCGCCTGTTGGTTCCGACCCAACGACCTCGGAGTTATGAGCCCCGCGCGCTTCCCCTGCGCCAAGGCGGTTTCAGTAATGAAAACTTTACAATAAGAAATTATTAGGGGTCTAAACAATTTACATACCCAAGTGTTTCGCCATCTTTCCGCCTGAAAGACCACCGCCTGAAAGACCACCGCCTGAAGTACCGCCACCGCTCAAACCACCGCCTGAAGTTCCCATACCAACTGCCTCCATAAGAGGACGAGCAAGCATCTTCATCTTATCTTCAACCGCACCACCGACGATACGAGCAAGACCCGATTTAGCATACTGCGGACGAGAAGAGACAGCAAGAACGTCGGCACGAGACAGAATTGCGGTGTAGGTTTGAGACGTACCACGTTCAATTGCGAACACCCCTGAGTTCATAGTAATAAGCACAAGTTCATACTGGTCGGGGGCAATAGCAAGACCCGTGTTGTTCTCCAGTTCAACTCGGAACTGAAGTTGGAACGCTCCAATAGACCCGGGAGCATACACGTCGTCCAGTTCAATATGGCGACCGAACTCCAAAGCAAGCACAGAACCGCACGTAGGCATAATGACGGGGAGACCAGCAGTTCCTGCCTGTCCTGATTTAAAGGCACGACCGCTAAACTCCGCCCACGTCTGATTTGAACCGCTTTCAACAGACATACGCCACAAGTCCCACTGCGTCGCTCCCGAAAGAAGACCCGCTTTGTTGTTGAATGAAATGTTGATGTTTGAAATAGGGAGAAAACTGTCAGCATCACAAGGGGTCTGATTTGCCTGAACCTTACGAGCAACGATAATCAGTTTATCAGGGACAGAGTTCAACTGAATACTCTGAAAGTTCTGACTCGCCTTTTTGAAAACTGGAAGCGTCCCTGGAGCGGGTGCGTCGGGTGCTCCAATAGCGTCAGCAACACGAGTCAAGTACCGAGGATACTCGGCAAACGGGAGCACGTTGCGGGCAGAAACCAAGTTGGAGGGTTGGCGAGTCAAGAAGAGCATAAGCAGAGTAGAAGATGCTACGTTGGAGACAACAGCAGAACCAGTAGCAATATTGAACCAAGGATTAGCAACAAAGTTTCCAGTAGTTCCGACATTACCGTTCGCAAGACGAATAGCACGGTTTGCCGAACCCAAGTTAAAGACGAAGTTAAGGGTTTGGACTCCGTACATTCCCTGATTGTTGCTTTCAGGGTCAGTCCAAATAAAAGGTGAGAGCATAAGAGGTTCTCGGGTGCGATACGTAATGGTGATATTTCTCGGGGTCACGTCCGCACCGTCCGCCCTTGGAGTATTACCAGTAATAGAGTCAATAACGAAACCACCTCGGGGTTGAAAATCTTGGTCTAACGCACAGTCGTTCCAAGCAGAGTTAGGGTTGTTATTAGCACCAAGAGCGTCGGTATAAGACCAATAACTGTCATACTGTGTAGGAGTAGCGTTGTTGTAGCGAGCAACTTCACGACGGTCGCCGAAGCGAAGCAACTGAAACATAACGTCCCTCTGATTCTGTGAGACGGTGTTGTTGTTGATAGTTGCCTGAATAGTAGAGCAACAGGAGTGAAAAGGGAACGGACCCAACGCCGAAGCATATCCTAAATTAACTACAGTTTGACCGACAGGCATATCATTAGTAGGAGTAGCGGTGAAAGCAACAGTCATCACAGTTTCCACCATAATACGTCTGCTAAAGACCGTGGATTCCGACGGAAGTTGGACGTTGAAAGTAATTGAAGAAGAACTGGTTGAAATAGCGTTGTATTGCGACGGGGTAATGTTCTGTGCCCCCTTAAAGACCGCATAACGGACTTTGTCGGTAGTCAGCAGAAGGTCGTCTTGGACGCATATCTTCTCAAAGTCAGCACTCGCCATTTTATCTTTGTTTATAATAACTACAAAGATAAAAAAATGAAAACATTACGCCTAATATTGCCTAAAACATAATCAATCAAGCATCTTTTTTCCGAAACATAATTTTCAGAGAACAGGAGCAACCATTCTGTAGATAAAAGTCGTGGTAAATACCATATACGTCTTTCCACTGGACGCTAATCTGAACTCCGTAAAGTGGGGAATTGCTTTGAAGGTCAATCATTCTATATTCGGCGGTAGGCAGGTAGAGAACGTTCGGAAAGTATTCAGTTCCATTTACTAAATTAACTACTAAATCCGTAATTTCGTTGCTTAAGTTGTCGTTCTGCCCCGAACTTGAATTATTATCGTTAAATGCCCGTGGTATGCCGATTAATTGAGGCAGAACAGGCAACAACGTAGTTGTGAAGACCAGCGACTGAATAGGACACATAGTCGCACCCGTGCTATAGGGTTGCTCCATATATATTGCTGTATATGGCGGACCCACGCCTACAAACGGTACAACAGGCAGGGCAGGAGGAACAGGGGCGGTAGGGTTTGCGACAACATAATTCCCACTCTTTTTGTTAAATATCTTCAACAGATAGTTTGCCTCTCCGTCATTTATGCTTACAGGGTTGGGGTCGTAGGTGTAGTTGTGAATTGTTTGAAATGACGAGAAGAGTGTAAAGAGAGGGTTGTTAAAATAGACAAACCCTTCGGCAGTTCCTAAACTCAAACACTCTTGAGTGAATGTTGATGCTTGTGCTACTAAAGTTGCCTTTGCTGAATTAGCGTCCCACAGCATATAGGGTTCATTACCCGCCAACCAATCAGCAGGGAGAACGATAGGGGGCAAAGATGCTCCTGCCTGTGCGATAATATCAGCATAAGCGTCCTTAAGTGCCTCGTTAATCATACAGATAAACGCTTGAATATTATTAACCCAATAGTAGGGTTGAGTATTTGCCTGAATATCAGGAGGGACGACAGAAGGGACGGCGTAGATGTTTGACTGTGGTACATATATGACACGCTTCTTCGCAATCAATCTGTCTGCTGGTGTAGCAGGAGGGTTATACTCCACGCTCACATAATAGACAGTATTGTTCCAAGGGGCAACACCAACAGCATTCTTTAATTCAATCTGTGGAATAAATAGAGGCATACTGCCTGCTGTGTCTAAAGAGAACCGAATAATGCTTAAGAAGTAGTCGCTGGGATTGTCTAAAATAGGACTACTCCTAACCTCTGTGAATGTCAGACGATTTGCTGGCGAGGTTTGTGAAGTCGTTAAAGACGGTTGGATAGTATTCACGACATCTAAATCGTAATATATCTGTGTTGGTTGCGTCATTATATTTATATATCATAACGTTATATAAAAATATACCGCATATTTCCTAAATATCGCCGTAAATAATCCTTTTCCGACCATTAGGGGTGTAATAATCCTACGTAGATGGTAATAGTATAGGGAAAATGGGTTATTACGGTATTAATAATATTATTATTCACGATAATAGTGTAAAATGGTTATATTATTATGGTATTAATCTAAATTAGGGGTGTATTAATCTAAAAAGTAGGGTGAGGGGGTGGGGCAGGGTGAGGCAGATTTCATACTTTTCCTCACGAGAGGTATGAAATGATGATATAGAGAAATAGTTGCTTTTTTGCCTCACCTAACTCACCCTCCTTCACCTAAAGTTTAAGCAGAGGTGATATTAACAGCAGGCAGAGAAGACGAAAGAACAACATATCTAACAGTTCCAGCATATAGAGCATCAGCACCAACAAGAGTGAAACCTGTACCAGCAGTAATAGCAAGGGTGAAGATGTGGTTCGTCAGGGCGGCCGCATATGCGGCAGCACCCGCAGTAGAAGTAGCAGGGTAAATAACAACCGCATCAGTTGCTTTAATAGCAGGGCAAGGCACGGTACAGGTTTGACCTGCGACGAATGTTAGAAGTCCCTGCTGAATTACAGCAGTTCCTGCTTCCGAAAACGAAGATGCTGAAGAAAGCGACATTTTACTTGGTTTATAACATACATACAGATAATTATTTTGCTAAAAGTCGCTTAATATTATGGAAGAAAGGCAACACCGCCATTTTGTGCTCCTATCATAATCCAATCTTTAGCGTCGGCACTTGCGACGAAACTCTGTGAAGCATAACTATTACAAGTCGCACCCTGTTTCCCAACTAAATCTAACGGAGTTCTAAACTTTGATAGAGGAGGGCAAGTGAAGGTTGCTGTTGCGTTTGCTGGATAATCAATACCTACAACAGAAATATTACCTACATATGAAGTTGGGTCTTGTGGGTCTATATAATAGTGTTGATAAACGTCCCCGGGTGCTAATGTTATTAATACATAAAAGGAATATTGACCTCCTCCCACCACCTCGTAAGGTAGTGAATCAAAGTTAGTAAAATTATACACCTGAACTGAACTGACAGTTGTAGGGTCGCTTGTTGAGTATATAGTTGTAGGGTCGTTATAAGCAGTTAAGGCAACCGACATACTTGTCCCAGCGAGAGAGGTAGAATCTAATTTAACATTTACATTCATACTTGTTATGGATAAATTATTAGTGGGAGTCCAAGGGAAAAATTGGAACGACGACGTAGGTTGAGGGAACCCTCCTACTAATGGTGGATTATAAATAGATTGATTAAAATTATCTTGTACCCTATTAGCAGTAATAACACACGTATCGTTTGCTGTTGCTGGTTTTGTTATAAACAGTTGCGTATTATCTTGACTATTTCTAAATATAATTGCCGACGAACCTCCACCCTGTGCCTCCCAAGAGAGACCTCCTCCTGCTGTTGATGTTAATACACAATCCGCCTGTGGTGCTGGAGCGAGTAATGCTCCTGTTCCTGCTCCTGTACCGTAAGGTATTTGTCCTGCGAGTGTAAAATTAATAGCAATATTACTTGCTCCTCCTACCCCAGCACTTTCTACGAGTGGTGGGGTTGCTGTGATTGTTCCACTACCCGCTACATCTTTCCAAGTAGGAACACCAAGCACAGTCCCTAAATATTGATTAGAAGAGAGAGGATTAGGGGCGACCGTTAATGCCCCCTCTTCTGCTGTCCCGTTTCCATAAGGTATTTCGCCAACACTCGCACTAAAATTAATACCGATTGTGTGCGGAGTTGTAGTGTTGTCCTCAAAAAGGGGTGCTTTTGTTTGAAGAATACCACCACCACCTGTCGCAGGTTTCCAAACCATTCCAGTTGGGTTTGCTGGGGCAGTATCACTCGTCAGGACATAATTGTTTTGTGCTGGTGCTGGAACTGGTGTGATATTGTTTCCTGCTGTTGCCGAAAATAGTTGCTGGTAATTAAGTGCTAATGCGGTAGGGTTGTTCGCAATATATCTTAATCCTGTATCAGTTGTGCTGTCGTAAGAGAGAACACTTCCGTTTGCTGGTGGTACAGTAGGAAAAGCAACTTCAGTTAGAGCAGTTGCCGTAATAATTTGTCCTTGATTAAGGTTAATACCTCCACCCTGTCCGATTAAACCGTCGTATATTTTACCAGTTGTGGGGTCTATAATACTTGCTACAGACATTCTAAACCTTAAGTTTAAAGTATATCAACATTTTATTTTGATATGTTTTAATGATATTGTGGATTTTTAACTGAAAGTACCGACCCCAGCACCGATAATAGACCAAAAAGAATTAGCGTCGTCGCCTATAAATTGCTGTGAGACATTCCTCGTTGTGATTGTGTAATTGCCGTAAGCAGTTCCGTCATATACGAAAGAACCAGTAAAGATACAAGAATGAGGAAGGATTGAGTGTGAGCGGATAAAATTGTAAGCGTCCCCTATTACCTTGTAAGAACCATTCCAATCGTCAATACCAGTTATACTTCCCGCCCCAGTTTGTCCCAACGAAGTCCATACTTGATAAGCATTACTGATATAAAATGTATTATCAAACCCAATCACAGCATTATAACTTCCGCTATAATACCCTTGTTTATATGTAGGTTGTAATCCACCAAAACTGAATGTCGTATCGCTAAAAGTGTTAGGGGTTGTGTTGTCTATATATACGCTGTAATCATTACTAATACCCATACTTGTATTAAAGACACCAGTTAGTAAGATTTGAGAATAGGAGGTAGGTTTGATTGTATATACAGAATTGTTGATTTGATTATTCGCCACTTGAAACCAACCAGAAAAATTGAAGTCATAATAAGCACAATAATTAGCGGGAGTAGTGCTTGTAGAAATACCAACATTAGTAAAATCCCCTCCAATATAGGTGCGTCCATTTCCGCTGTCGTAGTATATCGCATAAACCCTCGCATCTGCCCCACCTTGAAACTCGTTGTAAAATTGACTTCCACCAATAGCATAAGGGTTGGATATTGCCCCTATACTACTAAAAGGGAATGAACCATTACTCTTCTGCGTAAAATTACCGCCAATACCCAAACTTCCCGCTATATCGTGTATAGCAAAGACATCTGTTCCACTTTGAACCCCATAAACATTACCCGCCCCGTCATATATAGGGTCAAAAAGATAAGTGGTGAGTTCAACCCTCGTAATACTAAATTGTGGTGTAGCATTCACTCCATTAACATCTATCACAGCAGAAAAATTACCTCCAATATACATAAACCCGCCTTGTGAGTAGAAGACATTTACTTTTGCTGTCCCACCACTAACCGATAAGTTGTGTAATATATTTGTTATTGTGCTGTCGCAAACCTTTATGCTTCCAGTTGAATCCGCCAACCATATATTTCCATTACTATCTCTACCAAAGGCGGTATATCCGCTGAAAATAGCACCTCCGTAATCCACCCAACTATTCGTATTCGTCAAACCTAAATTGTTAAGCGTTAGACGCTGATAATCCACCTGCGGAAGAGGCACACTAACAGTATTAAGATTTTGATTTGATAGGTAGTAATCGGGATAGTATTTTATATTTGAGAGAGATGTTGTTAATGCCGTTGCTGTATTTGCCGATTGCTGTATTTGAACGCCGTCGGGTCCTGCTCCGTTGCCCGAAAGGGATAATGGTGCTGAACTGTTTTGTATTGTGAATGTAGTTGAACCAGTTTTTACAATTTGTGTCGGTCGTATATCCACTTTATTAGTAGAGGTTTCAATAGTAATACTTGTATTGAATAGGTTTGCCTTCGTCGTAGGTGTTGCTTGAACTGATGAAGTAAAACCGAGATTGCCGTTCATATTTGCTTGCTGTGTTCCACTTGAGAGGGTGATATTACTTGTTGAACCTGTAATGCTTTGAGTACCGAGATTGAGTGTGGAGGTGAGAGGATTTAATACACCTACAACAGGAGCAGTAGAAGTTCCAGTAATGCCTATATTTGACCCAGCAGTTATAGATGATACTCCATTTGCCCCCCATAGTAATTGACCCCCTGTCCCTGCTGTTAGGACTTGTCCGCTCGTTCCGTCGCTTGAGGCACTATCCCTAATCGCAGTAGGTTTAATAGAACAATTCGTAGTGATAATACCTGATGCTGTATTGAGGGCGATATTCTGTGAAGCAACGCTGTTTGAGAGCGTTAGGGCAGTTGCTCCTGCTGTTTTTGATAATCCTGTTTTTGTATGAGTTGTTGTATCAGTTGAACCTATTGCTGAATACCCACTTTTATTTGTTTGTGTTTGGTCGCCAGTAGCAAAAGTGCTGTCGCTCAATATTAAACTAATAGCACCGAGAACACCTTTACTATTTGCTACTGTGTCGTCATATGTTAATGCCCCAGTCGTTCCTGTTGTATTTTGAGTACCGAGATTAAGAGTTGCGTTGAGTGGTGAGGCAACTGCTACAATAGGATTACTTAATGTGCCTGATACTGCGATATTATTACCAGCAGATACAGAGGCAACACCTCCACCACCTCCACCTACCGCCCACTCCAATCCTGTTGCTGTAGCAGAATTAGTAGTAAGAACCAGTCCATTTGCCCCTACTGGTAGTCCAACAGTAGAAGTCCCATCACCAGCAAGAATATTGCCTTTATCGGTTGCTCCCTCTATCCGTAAATCCCCGCCTGCCCCTCCTATCGTCAGCGACCCACCTATCGCTTGTGCTTGAATGATATTTGAAACCTCCAGTTGATTTAAATTGGTTATATCTTGGTTTCCTGCTTCTTGCCCTGCTATAAGAACTTGAGCGAGAGGCGGTGCTTGTGCTGGATACGGGTAAGGATTTGGTAGTAAATCATCAAAAATCTTCCCGTTATTGCTTGAAATAATACCGCTGGAAGACATATTTTCTTATATAGATATACATAAGATTTTTATTTCTATAACTATATATAAATGTCCGTAGATGCGAATACTCAAGACCCTAATCTCGTAATTCCTGATAAGAGTATCCTGTTTCAGATTGCGGGAGCATCTTATGCCGACGATTTTACAGGGGAGGTTGAGGGGTTTAGTTTGCTAAAACAGACCCCTACACTCAAGTTTTTCAAGAAGGAGGACTATCCTGTAATTGTGGTAGGTGTGCGTGGTACAGCGGACTTTGATGACTTACAGGCGTGGTTGCCTACTGTTTTAGATAAAATTATAGACACAGAGCGATATACAAGAGATACTGCCGTTCTCAAACATTTTCAAGAGGATTTCAGACCAACACTCTTTTATTATTATGCGGTCGGACACTCACTCGCAGGCGTTATTATTGACGAGTGGTTGAAGGCGGGTCTCATTCTGAAGGCACGAACCTACAATCCAGCAATACAACCTAACGATTTATCAAACACGTCAATTAATAATTACCGTGTATATGCTTCGGGCGACCCTCTCTACAAACTGTTCGGTAAAAGGGCAAAGAAAGCACCTGAAGTCAGGCAATCTGCTACTGTATTCGGGTGGGAACAGGCAAAGCATTTCTTCCTATCACCGCTCTACTACTTCGGTAAGGACACATTACGAGAACATAATTTGAAAAATCAGGTTTTTATAGGCGGTCGGTACAGACGGCAGGAGGCATAAAACAGGGTGAGGGGGTGAGGCAGGGTGAGGCAAAAAACAACCTTTGTCTCGTAGGGGGCGTATTATAATGAAAAGGAAAAAAAGATGCTTTTTACCCTCACCCTGCCTCACCTGCCTCACCTAAAAACATAAATTGAAAATATTTATTCTATATTCAAAATCTTTAGTTTCAATATAGAATGCCTAATAAGAAGAACGGTCGCAGAGGAAGGAAGTTTATTAGAAAGATAAAAGGACTGAAAATATCGGAAATATTGATGCCTGTTGTGAGCGACAGCGAAGAAGATTAACGTTGAGATATAGCATTAGAAGCAATAGCATCATATGACAACCCTGTCTCACTTTTTATCTGTGAAATCCAGTCGTGAAAATCGGAGAGTGTCATATTGTCTCGCAGGTTTGCTTTAATCCAAAGGGTCGCAAACGCTCCGCAGGTTGCTACAGGTGAAGTTTTAGATTGATATTGAACCTTATTGTATTGAATTGTTTTGCCTGATTTACGTAGGAGTTCAGATAAATAGGGTCGGTCTTGCCCTAATTCGGCATTCCTTAAGGGCGAGTTCCACTTCAGAGGGGCATCAATCTTACTGCCGTAGGAGCAGAAGAAGCAGATAGTATCCCTGCCGTTGTCAATATATCGGTTTATAACTACCCAGTGCCCGCTATTAACCGACTGTTCGTATAACAGAAAAAAGTATGACTTTGGTTGAGGCAGGAGTTCGCTGATATTATCAACGTCGGCGAGTTGCTTGTAGGTCAATATTTTAGCATTTGGGAAATACTTGCGGATATTATCATCACCCATAGGTGTTTCGCTAATTGCCTTTACTTCGGCATTCTGTTCTCCTGCGACTTTCTGTAATAGTTGCTTTGCTACTTTGGTCTCTTCAGCGTCGGTCTGTGATAATCTGCCTCCTTTAAAGGCAGGTAGGTTGCTGTCGCCCCTGATTTTCTGCTTCTCTTGAATCTGAAGTTTTAGATTTTCGGGGTCTATTTCGCTTGCGGTCAGCGGTGTATCCTTTGAGATACGCTTCGTAGGTCTATATACAGGATACGATTGATTGCCTACGTCCTTCCACTCCTCCTTGAACCAGCGGGCGAGTGGTCTGCCGTTATTGTCTTTGAACTTACCTCCGAGTTCTTTATACAGTTTGACGACTGCTCCCGAGCGGTATGCTGACGGTTTCTTGTAGCGAGGATATACGATTTCTTTTGCTTTTGCGTAGAGTTTCTTGTTGAGCGGTACTGCCCCACCCACCATATACATTAGAGGATTGTTAGGGTCGTAGGGTTGAGGTTTAAATTGTGTAGGGTCGCCTACAAACTGCGGTTGTTCGGGGTATTCAGGTTCTACTGGCGACTTGACAGGCGTATTGTCATTCTTTTCAAACTGCTTTTGATATTCGTCTTTGCTAATTGGTTTGCCGTCTAATCCAATATAGACATCTTCATCATACCCCCAGTTGTAAGGATTGTCGCCATCTTTACGATAATTCATCTTCTTCTCGCCACCCAAATACCCGTCTTTACAAACTTTACACGCTTCATCTACCTTGCGTTTCTTCTCTTTCGCTTCTTCTGTACCAAAAGTATCAATAAGAGATGCTGGTATATCTTTAACGACATCTTTAGCAATACCCCACCAGTCAATATCACCACCCTTCTTGCTACTGCCGTCCCAAAGAATATTGATTGCGAGTGAGTTAGGTGAGTATCGGTCTTTCGCCCAGTCGCCTTTGATGCGAGTTGCCCTTGCGAGATATGCTCGTCGCTTTTTATCGGCAATACTCGGAAAATGTTGCTTGTAAATAATATAATCGTTGTTGTTAATACTACCAAACTTTACGCCACGTAGAATGAGTTTATGCTTACCGTCGTCCGCCAGTTTCAGCGAAGATGCGTCTTTATAACCCGCCTTCTTTGCGTACGCTTTTGCTTGTTTCAGATATTCGGGTTCGCCAGTTGCGTCCTCTACATCAAAATCTTTGAGGTCGCTTGTCTTGACTAATGAATCACTTTCCTCTTGAGGAGGGGCGGGTTCGTCGTCATCTTCAGCACCGCCATACATTCCAAATAGCGTGTCAAAATCTCGGTCATCAAACCCACCTATCAACCCACCACCCGAGAAGTCGTCGGCAGAGGCGTAGAGTGCTTTAAGTTGTGCCTTTGCTCTTGCTAAAGGCAGAGGTTTATCGCTGTGTGAGCGGTCAGTCCCTTTTGTGAATACTTTCCACCCTTTTTCACCTTTTCGGATTTCATACGGCATTTTGTATTAGCGTGAGATTTTTTTTCTCATCACGCCACCCCAATTTACTCCACAGTCCAGTTTTAGGGCGAGGTGATAAATACATACCATATTCCCCTTTCGGTTTATCTGCGTCAGGGTTGAAACCCCACTCGTTGTTTTTAAACTTGCTGTAATTGACGCTGTGATGAGTGCGACCGAATCGTTCAGTTAGTCGGGCAATATCGGGGTGTTGTTCCACGATTGATGATGATTTTTGTAGTGCGTAATTATCTTCCGAGTAGATGCTGTCGGTGTTGCCTCCTTTGCTCCACATAGTCGTTTCTTTGTCGGCGGATATACTGTTGAATAATGCTGTACCGTATCCTGCCTTGAGAACACGAGCAGATAAATCTACATCTTCGTTGTATTTTCCACGCCAAAAAGCGAGGTCTTCAGGCAGGTCATTTGAAAGCAGGATTGACGAATAAACTCGTGTATTCTTAATGATAGGAGGCAGGCGGGTATTCGTAGATATAACAAACATTCGGTAATTATGACCCGCCATTTTGATATTGTCAAACATATCAACGTAGTCCTCAATATAGCGAAATACGAATGAACCCTTTGCTATTACACGAACACTATTCAGCATTCGCTCGTAGTGTGCGATATTGTCGTCCAAAACCCAGTGGCGTTTATGCCCTTCTGCTGTGCTGTGTCGCCATATGAAATTACGAGCAGGTATGCCTCCTTGCCCTTTATTCAGATATTCGTCAGGCAGGACGAGGATTTTACTACGGTCAATTCCCGAGGCAACATAATTCTCCACTTCTTGCGGTTCAACCACAATACGATAAGGCACACCACTCCATTCTAAATAGCGACTTGTCTGCCTCTTCTCCCAGCGACCTTTGCTTAAAATATAAATAGGATACTTTGGTACTGTTTTATCCTTGCTTTCCCATATGCTTTCATTCCAATCCTTCGTATATTCTGCGGGGCGTTCAGGATAGAGGACACCTGTGGTCTTTGCGGTGATTTTACAGGGGTTCAGGATTTCGTTGATGATTTGTAATCGTTCAGGCGTTCGGGCGATTTTAATCTCTATCTTCGGGTGTTCCAATAACTCCTGACGTATTTCCCACTTCGGCATATTCTCGTCCCAATATAGTTTCTCCTCAAACGGTTTCAGGTGTGCGAGGTGTTTAGGTTTAAAGTTAGTCGGCGGTTCTACTTCAAACATTACGTATAAGAGGTCAATCACCTCGTTCATATGCTCTTGAGTGAGCGTGCGAATAGTAAGCATTTTGCCGTCGGCATCAATAATGATTCGGTTCATTTATACATATTATACGGAAAATAATCTCTAAATCTTTCCGCATAATAATCTTAATTTGTGTAAATATAATCCTTTTGTTGTGCGAGTGAATGTCCCATTTTCGCACTATCTTCCGCCTGCTCCTCGCTCACCTTGCCGTATTTATCCGTCAGGTAGGAGTGCCTCAATTTAGAACTGCCCGTTCCTTTGCCGAGTGCTGAATTGAGAATACGTGTAATGGCGTTCATTTGTGATACTGGTTCTCCGTCAGCATACACGAGAAACTTCACCTCCGCTGTACCCTTCGGTAGTTTGCTGTTCTTAAGAAGGGGGTGATGACGATAATAGACGTTCAATACTCGCTTCAACTCGTCGGCAACTGGTTCAGTATGTGTTCCGTACGTCTTGTCAGTTTTATATTTATGAAAGATGAACTCCTGCGGGTCTTTGAGTGTGATGTAATTGCGGTCGTTCGGCAGTTCTGCCTTGTTCTTTTCAACAATATAGGCATTCAGATAGTCGCCATTTCTGCGTGGTGCTTGAAGGGTGTAGAGTGAAACCACCACCCATTTCAGCAGTATATCGTATTGTGTAGGCGTGAGTTGCTTTGCTTCGGCAAAGGAGGCAACCTGACTACCGAGGGCATTTCGTTTCTCGGTAATGTCGTCCCACTTCGGCAGGTCGGCGGGGTCGTGCTTAATCTCCTTGACTTCCTTGTTCTTTGAAAGCATTATGTCGTAGTATTTGGAATACAGTTTCTTATGCTTCGGAGCGTCGCCTCCAATATTCAAAGAGGAGACAATAGCAATATAAAAATTGCGTTGTGTGGTTGGTTTGTAGTCCTTCAACTTCTCCGTGATTGCCTCGGGTTTCTCCAAAAACTTAAATGAAGTGATTGGTTGTCCGTCGTTCAATCTACGTAGATTTGAAAAGTAGAGTTTTTGCGAACTCTGTGAAATAGCATTATCGCTAAACTTGTCAGATAGATTCTTCTCAAAGTCGTTCATTATTATCGCTATATATTCTATAGTGATAATATTTATGTAGATTTTTCCGCTAAATAATCTTTGTCAATAGATTAACTGGAATGTAAATATAGTCCTGTTCTGTATCATATCCCATTCGGTCTTGACGGCAGTAGGGGGCAACATTAAAGTTGCTAAACTGTTCGGCGTTGTAGGGTATATAATATAATCCGTCGGTATATTGAAACAAAAATATATTACCTTCGGGATTCTCGCTTAAGAGTTTTCCCAAAGGCAACATAGTTGTTGCGAACCGCTCTCGTGTTAATCTACGGGTTTTCAGTTCATATTTGCGACCTGCCCCTGTAAAGTCATATCTGTCATACTTGTCAGTAGAAGGTGTAATTGTTGGGTCGCTAAAAAATGTGCGAATAGTACCAAGTATATCCTCCTCTGCCTTGCGACCAAAGACATAATCCCTATTGAATGCCTCTTTTTGTTGAATTGCTAATGTTGTCATTCTCTCAATCTCTCGTTCTTACATTTATAAAAGATTATTATTTTTATAAATATACGCATAGATTATTCCTAAACTTTATAGATTATTCTTCTTCAATTTCTTCTTCACTTTGTAATTGCGTTTCTGCTCCTGATGCCTCTTCGTTGTAGGCGTAGTAGAATAGCGTCTTGTATCCTTTGACGGTTTTCATATAGTAGTTGTTGAAACCGATTGCCTGTATCATTTGCTTCGGGTCCCACCTCGTGTCATTCTCACGATTGAACTCCTTCAAAACGAAACTGGTTTTGTGTGAGTGTGTATCTCGCCATAAGTCCTTTTCTTCCTTTGTTTTCAGGTTGTCAGGCAACGACACTCGTGTAAAGTTTGCTTCAAACCATACCTTAAACATATTGTTCTCTTCAATATATTCATTCACAGCGTCCTTTGACTCTTGAGGCGGTTCAATATTTTCAATATCTTTGTTCTCGTGTGCGACCTTGAGTAGCATCAGCATAAATGTCTTGATGAACTCGGGGTCATTCTTGTATTCTTTGAGGCGGTTGTCTAACAGTTTTTCTAATGCGTTCAGAGGATTAGGGTTCTCACGAAACTCACACATAAAGGGGTGAATCCCCAACCTACGAATAATGCCTTTGTCTAACTTACGGATTTCAGGTTTCGTATTACAGGATAAGAAGGTTGTGAATAGCGATTCAAACTCCTTGATGTTCTTATTTAAGTACCGAGCAGATATTTTGTCTCTGCCTGTAATCATCTTCATAAAATCAATATTCAAAAAGGAGTGCTTCTCGCCGTTGTCAGGTTCGCTCACAAACACGATTCGTTTGCCTTCACACGAGGCAAGGCACGAGTTCGCCTGACTGCCTTTATATACAGTCGTCAAGAACTGCTGTTCTGCGTTCAGCACATATTCACCTCCTGCCTGCGATAAATAGGAGGTTAGAATGCCTTTACCATTACCTCCTGAACCTGACAGGATATACAGTTTCTCAAAGCGGTTCGTGAAGAAGGCAAGTGAGGCACACAACCAAAAGTATTTGCGACCTGACACTTCAGGAAAGATGTCTGTCATAATTTTTTCTACGAGTGTATGCTTTTCCTCGTTGATTTTCGCATCTCCTATCTCATAACCGCACGACTTGCTTATATAATCAGAAGGAGTAATCGCACGAAAAGCACCTGTTTCAATATCATACACTTTGTCGGTAAAGGCGAGGAGGTTCGTCTTTGCGTCTATCAACTTATCAAAGTCAGGAACGCAGAACAAGTCCTTCAGGTATTTAATCACACCTGCGGTTGTCTTTGCTGAACCAACCTTCAGGTATTCACTCAATAGTGCCTTACTCCTCGCCTGCGTCTTCTCGTCAAGAGGATTGAGGTTTTTGCGTTGCTCCTCTAACAATTCTCGTAGCGTTTCACTTACACAATTCACCATACTCGGAGGTTCAGTTTTATCTGTCTCGTTGATGTAGCGATTGTATCTATCTAATTCCCACCAAAACGACTTCTTACTGTAGAAGTATCGTTTAGGTCGTGCGTTGTAGAACATCTTTGCGTAGTCAATATCAGCAATACCTAAATCAAGCATTTTGAAGAAGTCGCCACGACGCTTCTGTAGTGTATCAAACAGCGGTTTATTGTCCTGCTTCAACCACCACCATAAAGTAGCGACTTTCAGTTTGCCTTGTTTGACAATCTTGTCGTATATTGCTCGGTTGTTTGCCTTGTTGTATCTCGGTTTTGTAGCACATATATCGTCATACAGTTTGAAATTAATGCCTTCTTCTTTGACAACGCAGGTCATAACGAACCAGTCGTCGTATGTACCGAACCTGTCGTCCTTCAGTCCTTTCAGCAACTCGGTTATGACTTCGTCGTCGTTTGTGTTTGTCGGTTGTTGAACTGCTATAACTGTATCTACAGCATTCATTACAATATCAGGGTGAAGTTGAGGAGCAGGTCGCACTACACGAGGAGCAGGTATGGCGATAGGAGCAGACACAGCAAAGGGGTAATCTTCAGGAATTATCTGTATCAGATTCTCTTCAAGAGAACCCTTCAAGATTTTAGATATTCTTTCTCTTTGTTGCGGGATTTTGAAAGCATTAGGACACCTTATTTTGCCGTTTGTGCGATATACACTCGTATCAACATTCAAGGCATTCTCGGCGGATTTATCACTTATCTCAATCACACCATCAAGCAGAACCTTCAAGTCAGGCAAGAGAACGCTTACAGCATAATCTTTCAACACCTTACAGGTCGCAACCTGCTTCTTATAGGTCAGCATAAAACTAATCTTCGGTTTTATTTTTTGTTCTTTCGTTTCAGGGTCAATTGACAACGACTTATAGTGAGACGAAGTGCGAACACCTAATATGTCAGGACATTCAACAAGTCGCTTCTGTATTTCAGCGTTCTTTGCTTTAAAGTCAGCAAGCGAGATGTCGCCCGACATTTCACCATCAACATCAATAAACACCTTACAAGGAGTACCATCAAGCAATACTTCAAAGTTCTCATTCAATCGTTCTAAATCAGACACAGGCACGACGAGGTGTAGGTTAGATGTCTTAACATTAGAGTATAACCCTTTAATAACCTTCACAGAGGTAGGGGCAGAGGAGGCATCAGAGGCAGGCATATAAGTAGGTTTATACTTATAGTAAAGAGGTGTCTTTAAGTATGTTAAGATAATAATATTAAGTTCAATTTTTTAGATTATTCCTAAATTAAATACTTAATAAAATTAATAATCTAATTCTATATTCTTGGATTAGATTATTAATTCCCAGTTGAGGCGACGGATTGACAGGAGGGCGTAAGCGGAGGCAGGTTTTGGAGGTCTTCAAAGGTGATGATAGTATCCAGCGTCTTATAGGTGGATTTGCCTTCTAATTCCGCCTTCATCTCTTTAATCCGTTGAGCGAGGGCAACCGCTCGTTGATGATGGAGTCCCTTATTGTGGTGGGATTTGTTAAAGTAGGTGTAATGCCCTAAACAAAGCGGACATATCATTTGCCCTTTATCCTTACACCGCTCATAAAATCGCTCGTAATATGCTCTCTGTTTTTCAGGGTCGTAGATACGTCCTGACTGCTTAAGTGTCTGCGTCGTTGCTTCCATTTCGTCTAAATCGCCGTACGGTTCTCTTATCTTTAAGTAAGAAAATCGCTTTAAATAGTTTTAAGTTAATATATAACTTATAGGTTCTTTAGGTTGTTAAATACTTATAGATAGGGTGATAAAAGTTAGGTGAGGCAGGTGAGGCAGGGTGAGGCAGAAAAGCAACCTTTGCCTCGTAGGGGGGGCGTTATATTGAAGAACAAGAAAAGATGCTTTTTTGCCTCACCTAACTCACCCACCCTCACCTAAACTCAATTTTATAGACAATTTGCTTCAATTTTAAATATATTAGTAATTTAAATGCCCCTCCAAGATATTACGTATTCACCGCAACTGGAGACACTCCTGAAGAACCAAGCAGAGCAAGCGGAGAGTTATTCAATCCTACACAACCTCGCATATGAGAAGTACCAATTTAGAAGCAACATTATCAATATTCCCGTGATTGTGCTGTCGTCTGTGATTGGATTATTGACGGGTATGAATATTCAAAATGACGATATGTTTATCATTCTTTCTACAGGGTCTATCTTTGTATCCGTAATTAAATCAATTGACAGTTATTTCCAATTACAGAAACGAGCAGAAGGACACCGCATTTGCTCGCTCCAATTTCAGCAGATTTTCAATAAAATACAGATTGAACTGTCGCTGGTTAGGACACAGAGGCAGAACCCGAAGGATATGCTGGCGTTGATAAAGACCGATTTGAAGAATCTATTTGATATTGCTCCGTTGCTGGACGCTGACGTAATATCACAATACAACTCTCTCTATAAAAATGAGACAGGTGTATCAAAACCGCCAATTACAAACGGACTGACGCATATTCATATATCGTCGGAGAACCTGTATGAAACGCAAAAAGTAAAAGAAAAAATCAAAATAGCACAAGAACTCGGTATTGCCTACGACCCCGATATTGACGCACTCGGTGGTACAGAACCCGAAGACAAGAACGTAATTATGAAAGTGAAACCGTTAGGAGCAACGGAGTTTCAAGAAATCAGGATAGATGATATACCAATAGATGAAGTCGGAAATATGTAATCAATCGTCGTCGCATTCACCGCCAACAAACCACATATTACGTTCAGTCATAATAATTTGCGGAAAGTTTTTGAAGATACAGCACCAACGAGAAGGTAGGCGTTTGATTTCAGCGACTTCTTGCTTACTTAAACCTACGTATTCTTGAAGCAGGTAATTAACACCCCTAACGCTTCCGCTGTGTGGGAAATAAACGACAATATGACTTTCATTTAAAATCCTTCGTGTCTCACCTTTGTTTGTAGGGAGATGGTTCGTATTTATACAGGTGGTTTTTGTATGGCGACCCGTCTCCAAGATAGAGTTTAAGATTTTATATACTGCTTCTCTGTGCTTTTTGTCGCTGATTACATCAATATCATCAAAAACGCAACAACTGTCTTTAAAGTCGTCAATCTCAAGGGGGTCGCTCACGAGGTTTGCCCCGATTTTGACACGTTTGACACCTTTTATTTTATCCAGCGTCTCGTCCTCTTTGAGTGCTGAAAAAATGTAAATGGGGTTCTTCGGATACTTCTTCTTGTATTGCTCCAAGTACCCTGCGGTGAAGGTTGTTTTGCCTGAACCCGACGGACCCGTAATATATAGAATATCACGTTCCTTCTTCGTATCGGGAACAACCTGAAACTTTGCGTCGTCGGGCAGGTTGAGGCAGGTAAAGGTTTTATCGGTTGAATTATTAACCTCACCTGATGGTGCGACGCTTATCAATCGTTTATCTAATTTCCCTCCTGTAATCTTCGCAAGGGGTCGTCCAATATTAGCAAGATTGAACTCGTTCATATTATCGTATGTCCTATAATATAAACAACATAAAAAAAATCTACGTTTTACGGCGTTATGTCTTTGTTTTCAGCGACAAACGACTTTGCTCGTTTATTGATTTCAATATCAAGGGATTTGATTGCTTTGTCAATCTCCTTTTCGGTTCGCAGAGGTTTTCCAATTGTCTTTGAGATGTCCTGAAGATTAACTCTAACCTTTTCCCCGAGATTTTTACCCGATACGTCGTTCTCTAAAATGAGTTTGACTGCTTTGAGATTGCTGGAAAGTGAATAAAGTTTGCCTGCTTCACTATTGAATAGTTCCGACAGTTTAACCATTTTGTCTTTGTTGCCTTCCAAGCGATACACACTAAATAACCTCTTGAGTGATTTATAGATGTTGCCTACAGATTTATAATGTTTGTAGTCCTCGCTGATTTGTTTGATGAGGATTTCGTCAGCAGGCACATCTTGGAATGCGTAAATGATGGAGAGTTCAGTTAGTTTGCTGGTTGCCCTGATGAAAATCACGGCATCAATTTTAATGTAGTTGATGGTTTTGACTGCTTTATCCACCCGATCGCAATCAAGCGGTGATATGTCTTTTGGAAAGAACTTCTCTTTGCTTCCGTCGGTGTTTTGGATTTTGAGTTCAACGAACCAAATGTCGTCCATATCTGCTACTGATTTCAGAATGCGTTTGAGTTCAGAGCAGATTTTTTCAGAGGGTATTTTCGTATTACTGATTGGAGATAGTAAGTCGTAGTCGCTAAAAAACTGTTGTGTCTTGAAACTGGAAGTCCCCAGTTGTACCACAGGCGAATTATTCAACTTGAGGACATTCACAAACTTACGGATTTCTTCGTCAATCCCCTTCTTTGTTTCGGCAATATCCATTTGGTTTGTATTAATGTGAGAAAAAAAATGTTAGGACTTACCCTGCCTAACGACTTACCTTTGATTTTTTACTCCTCGCTTGGTTCGTGTGCGACCCAGCGAACGCCACAGATTTTCGTGAGTGTGCCTTTGCCGAGGTATGCTAATTGGTGTTCGTTGTGAAAGATGAGGTCTTTTTCACTCATCACTTCGTTCGGATTGCCTGACTCAATCAACTCATCACGACTGTTGCGAAGCACGAGGAGTGTTTCGTTGCTTGTCCTGTGGTCGTGGCGTTTCACGACATATACACCTTGAGACGACAGAGTAGTAGCGAGGATTGAGCGTTTGAGTTCGGGGAAGTATAACCTTTCAGTTTCCTCACTTGTGTTTTGGAGGAACAGGGCGTTTGTCTCATCAACGAGTTCAACAGATGCGTTTGCGAACAGGATTGACAGTTGTATTCTTGCGTCTTTCTTGACTTCCTTTGAAATGGTTTCATCTTCACCGAAGACGCAGGCATTCTTGATGATTTTTGCGTACTCTTCCTTTGCCTTTGCGAACGAGACGAAGTCCTTGACAAAGTGAGGCAGGATACGAGCACAGTTCGCCCAAAACAGTTTTTGAATTGTGTCTTGTTTCAACTGAACTGGTCTGCTCTTCTCACCCTTCTTCTCGCCTCGTCCTGCCTCTGAACGACGAGCGACAACGATTGAGGTCTTGAACTCTTCGGCGATTGCGTGATGAATTGCTGTGATTGCGTCCTTCTTTGCCTCAATAAACTCCTCACGCTTCTCTTCAATTTTTTCTTCGGTTTTGTATTTTGACAGGAGTTCTTTGAGGGGCGTTTTGAGGACTTTGAGTTCCTTCTTCATTTTCTTCTCAACAGCAACAACCTTGCCTGCGAGGACACGCCCCTCTTTTGATTTTTGAATAGGGCGTTTTGCGGTGCTTTCTTCGTATTCTTCATCTTCTTTTTCTTCTTCAGCGACAACGACAGGGGCAGGGGCGAGGAGTGCCTTCTTTGCCTTGTTTGCCTCACGAGTCGCCTTTGCCTTCTCGGCAGTCAGGCGTTTCTTCTCTGCCTTTTCACGGGCAATTTCTTCTTTGAGTTCGCATTCAAACAACGCCTTCTCAACAATTTCTCCGAGGATTTCAGCGACATCTTGAACGACAGCAACAGGGGCAGGGGCAGGGGGGACACTTACCTTTGACTTCTTCACACGAGGACGAATCGTGGTGATTTTCTTGACTTCAGGAACGACGGGGGCGGGAACTTCTTCAGCGACGACTGGTTCTTCACCGACGGCGTTGAACCAGTTCATCTCAATTGAACCGTACTGATTGAACTCTTGCGACATTTGACTTGCTTGTTGATTGACACTACCTATATCAGATTGCGGTAAATCCATTTCAATTTTTTTAGCGATTGCTGGGATTTCCGACATCATCATTTTTTTCATTTTGATTGAAAGTTTCTTGGCGGGGACGACAGCGACTTCTTCAGCAACGACAGGGGCGACGATTTGCGACATCTTGCGAGGTTTTCTTGTTTTTGATTTAACTGCTGTCTCGGGATTGAGGGGATTAGTCCCTTCAATTTTCCGTTCTGCGAAATTGCCCTCGGCAGGTAATTCGGAAATCGGAAACTCGGAACTGATGGATTGATTGAACTCTTGCGACATTTTGACTTGATTGACTTGCTTGTTTGAAACACTACCTCTCATTACCAATAGCAAAACGGAATCAATTTTTTTTTATTTCACTATAAACCGCAACCACATTTTGACGGATTTTCCCCGATCGCCTTGACTGTGTGAAAAAAATTGATTTGATTGATTTTTATTTATTTGCCTTGATTATTGATTTATGAATTAAATTGACCGATTTTCGCAAAACGGAAAATTGAAGACAATTAAAGGCAATAATTCAGGAAGGCAGTTTTAAATCAGAAACAGAGCAAAATGACAGAAGCACACAACACACTAACGACAGCAAACGAAATACCGTTGAACCGAGAAGTAGAAAACAGTACCAGCGTTGAAGAACTCCGACACTACATTCAGTTCCTACATTCAGCAATCCCTACTCTTCACAAAAATCAGCAGACGTTGTGGGCGTTTGGAGAAAAAATGGTTGAACGTGTGAAAACCGAAAAGAAGAACTTCGGCAAACTCCAAAAAACACACAGCGAAATACTGGATTTGTATCAGGAGGAGCAGGAGTGCGGTGAAGAGAAGTACCAATTGATTAAAAAATTGACGCTGAAACACCGCAAGTTGAAGAAGAGGAATTGTGATTTGGAGGAAGGAATGCTTGATTTACAGAGCAGAGTTGAAGATTACGAGTGGGTGCTGGAATGTGAAGAAAGATTGAAGCAGGAGAACGCTGAACTCAAAGAAAAATTGAAACACTATTTACCTTGGTACGAAAGGGCAAAAATGGAGGAAACCGAGAAAAATGATGATAATTGATTTTACAGTCATTTCAAAAAAAATTGAAATGAAAAAGATTGAATAAGATAGGAGGCAGACAAGCAACAACACGACGACGAAATGACTGACTACAGCAACAGAGATGAAGAATTGAGACAGGTTCTCAATATGACTGACGAGCAGATTGACGAGATACTCAATCGTGAGATTGATGAGGACTACGAAGGTGTGAAGGAATTGTTTGACGGCGACTGTAGATTAGAGGTAGGAGAATGGTTCTTGCCTCAATCTGCCTACGGCGGTTTGAATGAGGAAGGAGAGTTCTTCTTGCCTCAACAAACAGAAGAAGAAGAAGAAGCAGAACTTCGTGAGATGTGTGCCTTTGAAGACAGGTATTGGGGGCGACTTGAAGTGTGTTTGAAAGCAAAAAACAAAGATTAATACATTAAGGAATAAAAGGGCAGGGGTCGCCTTTTTTTTTCTTAATGTATGTTATAACGTATAATGTCTTCGTATCTAACTCCGTATAACGTAGCAATTGCGAAACAGCAAAAAGGTTTTGACGTTCGCAACCTACAGAATGACGTTCGTGAAGCAGGCAAAACCCCTCTTTATGGAGGCAGACAGGGCGACTTTCAGATGGAAGGAGGTGATTTTTGGTCTGATTTTGCCGACGGTTTTATGTCAGTAATGCGACCTGTAGGACAAGTAGCACAGGCAGTCGCTCCTTTTCTTGGTGCTGGTGCGAGTGGTGGAATGGCGTGTAGATGCCCCGCACGTGGTAGGTGTAATTGTGGGTCGGGTCTGTCAGGCGGTGATGAAATTACCGACGCTGAACCTGCTCTTATGAACCCCGATTTGAACTCAACAGGACTGTACCACGGTATGGGTATGTCGGGCGGATATAATGAGAACGTTTCGGGAATGGGTATGTCAGGTGGCGACTTTTTGTCCGATTTAGGTAATATTGCTTCGCAGGTCGCACCATTTCTGCCCCTGCTGGGTCTTGGTGAAGACAGCGATTCTGACGATAAAACGAGGGCGGTTGGTAATGCCTTGATGGGTAGTGGGTTCTTTGATGATTTGATGGACGGCATTTCAAAGGTTGGTTCGGTCGCTTCTGCTGTAGCACCTCACGTAAAGACAGGAATGGATTTATACAGTAAGTATGGTAAAGGTTATTCAGGCGGAGCAAAGAATAAGGCAGTAGGCAAAAAACTCCTTGCTGAATTGAAGGCACTCCACAAAAGAGGATTTGGTCTGTCGGGCGGTGATTTTGACTGGGGTACGCTTGCCTCGTTCGCACCCCTCCTCCTCGGTCTCGGTCTGTCAGGCGGTCAGGAAGAACCTGATATGTCTTATCTTGAACCTTTTGTCAGCGGGTTTGGTCTGTCGGGCGGTAGTTTCGTTGATGATTTACTGAAGGGTATTGAGAATGCCGTCAGCAAAGTCGGTGATTTTCTTGATAGTGGTCTTAATAAGGTGAATGAAGGTTTTGATAAGGTGATGCCCCTTGTTGAAAAGGTAGGCAAAATCGCAGACACAGCAGGAAAGATTAGCGGTGCTTTTTCAGGCAAAAAGGGCGAGGGAATGTCGGGCGGAAGAATGGCGAGGGACACACGTTTCTTGTCAGGCAAACAGCAACTCTATAAGGGCGGTGCTATTGCGAATGACGGACAACCCCCTTTCAATCAACCAGCAAACGCAGGTATGTCGGGTGGTGATATGTCTGTTAATGCCCCCTATATTGGGTTTGATACGGCAACAGGTAAGGACTTTAAACGCCCTGTCGGCGGTAGTTCTTCTGCCCTCGTTGCCCTTCAGCAACGCAGTAATGTCAATCACCCCTATAAAACGGGTGTTAATGCTTCAGGTGCTGGAAGGTGCTGTTTCAACGTTGTAGGTTCAAAGTCGGGTGTGTGTAATGGTACAAGTGCCTACCGCCATAATGTTAAGACGGGTAGAAAGTCGGCAAACGCAGAGAAGCGTAGCGTCAAAGGTAGGGGTCAGACCGCAGTCAGCGAACCTTTAGCAGAGATTGAGGCAATTAACGCAATATCAAACGCACAGGCAAGCAATAACCCCGCCGTTAATGCTTCAGGTGGAAAGCGTCCTGCTTCAAAATGGATAGAACACGTCAAGGCATACTCTAAACAGCACGGCGTTTCTTATAAACAGGCACTTAAGGACGCAAAGGCAACGTACCGTGGAGCAGGTATGTCAGGAGGCGGTTCTTCAGGCGGTGATTTTTGGTCTGATTTAGGTAATGTTGCCTCCAGCGTTGCCCCCTTCCTGCCCCTTTTGTTATAATTATCGTCCAATTTTAGATTATTTTTATATATAGGTAGATTATATATAAGATGTGGTATTATCTCCCCGAATGGTTCAAGTGGTTTAAGGGCAAACCCCAACCATCTCCTCAAGACGAAGCGTTGAGTGAAATTATAAGGCGAAAAGCAGAAGAACAGAAGTCCGTTATTGACAGAGAACCTGTTTGTGCGACACCTACCCCGAGTACCCCCGATACATCAAAAGTCGCTGAAAAGGATTTCTTTGAGTAATATAAAATGTTGCTTACTTTGCTTTCTTATGTTCTGCCTTCTTTTTCTGATATTGTTGTTTATTTTCTTTTTAAAACTGTGGTAAATAGATACGTAGGGTGAGGCAGGTGAGTCAGGGTGAGGCAGATTTCTATCTTTTTTTGCTTTTCATTATAACACTCCTCCTACGAGGCAAAGGTTGTTTTTTGCCTCACCCTGCCCCACCCCCTCACCTAACTTTTTAGCAATAACGTTTTATACGAAACTCTTAATATTTTGTCGTAGTGTCCTTTAGCAACAAAATATTATATAACCGCAATATATAAATGGATAGGTTAAAGAAACTTTTAGACGCACACCCTGTGGCGAAAGGCGGTCCCAAGGATACGCAGGGAATGAGTAGAGAGGCGGAACGCACAGCACTCAATACTGCCGACGCAAGGTATGGAAAGCAGGTGTATCAAAATGAGATACGACAGGCGGATTTATACGAACAGAGTCGTATGCCCGCATCACCTAATGATGTGGGTGTTTCATTCAAGATTGGTTCTTTTGTGAATAAACTGTCGCAATTACTCGGGTTTAAGACCGACATCTACTCGCAAATCCAAGCACTTATTGCTTTGGGTGAAAGTCCGTCTCGTCTGCTGACAGATGCTCGTCTCATTTCACTCGCAACCGATTATTTCAAAATGGTTGATATTATTGCTACGTATAATGAACTCGTGAATTATATTCAACTCTACGCTCCTCAAATGAAGAGTTCCGCTGATTTTGCGAGCGGGGTAAATAATACGTATTTATTGCCGATAGAGGCACTACTGAAGAGTACCGCCGAGTTCTACCTGACATCATTTAATAACTTTCCGACTGGACGCAACCTCGCTGACAGAAACAGAGAGGCATATGAACGCTTTCGCAAAGCGTCGGCACTATCCTACTCTACCTGTATGTTGATGGAAGACAATCTGAAGAATGCTATTTATTCGGCAATTAGCAAAGGTGATATTGAACGCTATTCGGTCAATAAGCAGGTTTTATCAACAACGTTCTCTAAAAATCCTCTGCCTGTAGCACCTGCTATTGACCCCCTCGTTCAGCAACAACAGCAACAGCAACAGCAACAGCAACAACAACAGCAACAACAGCAACAGCAACCTTTAGACCCTAACGCACCACCGCAACCACAACAACCAGTCGTACCAGTACCAGCACCAGCAGGACAAGCAAAAGCGGACAGAATCCAAGCACTTCTACCGCTTCTTCGGGAATATAATACACAAAAACAGCGTGAGGGAGTCCAAGCATCAGAAGTATTCAATAGAAGCAGGTTGGGACAAAGTGCTACACCTCTTATTAACGATATTCAACAATTTTCAAGAGATTCGCAATTAGCACAGGGTGTAGATGTTGCTAATATAAGAATACCTTCCGCTGGAGATGTTAGAGATGCTCTAAAAGAAATTAGGGCGGAATTACGTCAGCAAGGACAACAAGGCGGACCCGCACCAGCACCTGTACCACAGCAACCCGCACCAGCACCACAGCAACCAGCAGGACGACAATTAACAGCAAAACAACAGGAGTTCGCAGACGCAGGAGGCACAGAAGGGGCATTACCACAAGCACAAATATTACCTGTTGCTGGACTTTCAGCACAACGACAGCGGGCAGTTTGGGATACTTATACGAGATTAGAAGACACAGACGGAGCAGTTATAAATCCTTCTGAAGCAAACGCATTACGTCTCTTTCGTGCTTTACCTCAAGCATTTCAAGAAGAATTGAGAAGACCCGACGGACAGGGTGGGTTTGATGAAAGTGAAGAGGAAGCGTCAAATGCTAATTTACTGCCGTGGATTAACCGCATTAAGCAAATTAGGGTGGAGTGGGCGAGGCAGAATAACACACAGGCAAACGAACTGTACGGTCTTGGTAATGAGGAGTTTTTGAGAGGTAGTGGAATTATGGATACGTTGAGCGACTGGGCGAGCAGGGCAGGCGACAGTATGAGCGGGTGGTATAAGACCGTAGCGAATAATATGCCGACTATGAGTGATATTCGCCGAGCAACCTCTTCAATCGTCCCTGATAAGTTTCAGGACTATATACCCTCGGGTCTTCAACGCACCTTTGCCGACAAAGCAAAAGATATGTTCGGGTTTGGTAGAGGGCATTTGGAAGACCGCAAACGACTTGCTGAATTGGCGTTGGGAGACCCTCGCACAGTTGATATGTCGCAGGGCAGGCGTGAGCGTGAGATGTTTATGCCGTTTATTAACGAATTAGACCCGAAAGCAGAGTTCTTGAAACGACGAGGACAGATTCTCACAGG